CTACAAAAACTGGTAAGAGAAATAAAACCAGACGAAATCCTAATGATTTGGGATGGTCCGAACGGATCCAAGAAAAGACGCTCGATGGATAAGAACTACAAGGCTGGTAGAGCACCCCTGCGCCTCAATAGAGCATATAAAAACCTCACAGAAGAGGAGTGTGCTCAAAACAAAATGTGGCAGCAGATGAGAGCCATGGAGTACTTCAATCAGATGCCTATCATCCAGACTTGTATCCCCGAAATTGAAGCAGATGATGTAATCGCATATGCAGTCCAAATGCCCTACTACAAAGGCTGGCAAAAAATTATTGTCTCAAATGATAAAGACTTTATGCAGTTATGCGACAGCGAAACACTACTTATGCGTCCTGTAAAGAATGAGATTCTAAATAAGAAGCGCATTGTGGAACAAATCGGCATTCACCCAACCAATATGGCACTTGCCAGAGCCATTGTTGGAGATGCTAGCGATAACCTGCCGGGGATCAAAGGAGCCGGATTGGCAACCGTTGCGAAGCGGTTTGAGTTCCTAGCAGAAGAGAAAGATTATTATCTATCAGACATTATCGAGTATTGCGAAAATACCGACAGCAAGGTCAAACTTTACGAAAAAATAGTTGAGGAAAAGAGCCTTGTGGAACATAATTATAACATGATGCAGTTGTATTCTCCTAGGATGTCTATCCAGTCTAAACAATTTGTAAAAGAGACTATCGAGAACTTCGAAGGCGGTTTCAACAACACAGAAATTATCAAAATGATGCGAGATGATGGTTTCGGTGAGTTGAACTGGTCAGATCTGAAGGCAGGTCTAAATCATATCAATAGAGTGCTGGCACAAAAAGAAACAACTTGACTCAGGAGTCGTACATCTGCTATCATACATATGAAGAGGGGGTAATATGCGTTCAGGTAACTCTGAGAACGTAAGTTTTGGCCGTTATGGTAAAAACTTTCAAGAAATATTGGTACAACTAATCTTTGATGATCGGCCTTTTGCCGATCAAATTATGGAAGTTCTTGATGTGAACTTTCTTGAGTTAGAATACCTGCGGGTATTTGTAAATAAAATTATTGAATACAGAACAAAATATAATATTCATCCGTCAGCACAGGCACTTGGTTCTATCTTCAACACTGATTTGGAGAGCGAAAGTGAAGTTATTCAGCGACAAGTCCGAGAGTACTTCCGCAAGATTCAAATCCAAGAGCCAACAGACACCGACTATGTAAAAGAACAAAGCCTTGACTTCTGCCGCAAGCAGAATCTAAAAAAGGCTATGATGAAGTCTGTTGCTCTTCTTCAGACCTGTTCTTTCGATGAAATCAGCAAGACTATCAACGATGCTCTAAAACTTGGTTCAGATAACAACTTTGGTTACGACTATCTGGCCGACTTTGAAGAGCGATTCAAGCCAAAACACCGAAATCCCGTTACAACTGGCTGGGATGAGATGGATGATATTACTTCCGGTGGTTTGGGTAGAAATGAGTTGGGTGTAGTTATTGCTCCAACGGGTGCTGGTAAGTCGATGGTGCTCGTTCACCTTGGAGTACAGGCTCTCCGTGAAGGTAAAAATGTTATTCATTATACCTTGGAGTTGCAGGACACAGTTGTCGCTAATCGGTATGACTCTTGTTTGACTGGACTTCCTTTGACTGAAATTAAAAGTTTTAAGGAAGAAATCTTGGAAGAGGTAAAAAAGGTTCAAGGATCGCTTATTATCAAGGAATATCCGACTAAATCTGCATCTACAAACACCATCAAAGCACACTTGGAGAAACTTCGTAAGCGTGGGATAAAACCGGGAATGATCATTGTAGACTATGGTGACCTTTTACGACCAACTGTTGTAAGAAAAGAGAAAAGGAACGAATTGGAATCTATATATGAAGAGATGCGAGGCATTTCAAATGAGTTTGATTGCCCTGTATGGACTGCTTCCCAGACTAACAGATCTGGTCTAAATGCAGAAGTTGTAACAATGGAGTCTATCAGTGAAGCATTTTCCAAGTGCTTCGTAGCAGATCTAATCTTTTCAGTTTCCAGAACAGTCGAAGATAAACAAGCCAACACCGGACGCATTTTTATTGCTAAAAATAGAAATGGCCCGGATGGCATGGTGTATCCTATTTTTATGGATACGAGCAATGTCGGTATCAAGTTTGCACCGCCACAGGCAAATCCAGTCACAACCCCGCTAAATCCGGTCAGTTTGACATCAGCGATGCAAAGCAATCTACTAAAACAAAAATATTCTAAACTAGTAAAATCAGGGAGTAAAGCATGAAGCCAAATATTAGAAAGTTCAAGTTGTCGGAGCAGTTCCTACTGCCATATATGGATAAGGAGGTTCCTTGGGGGCCTGTCGGATATGTTACATTCAAGCGGACATATGCTCGTAGATGTAGTGAATTCGTAGCAGGAGAAGATGGTACGGAAGAGTGGTGGCAGACCTGCCGTCGTGTTATTGAGGGCATGTTCGACATGCAGAAACAGCATGTCTATCACTTGGGACTTGAGTGGAACGATGCTAAGGCACAGGCAACCGCTAAGGAAGCATATGACCGCCTTTTCAACCTAAAATGGACTCCACCCGGTCGTGGTTTGTGGATGATGGGTACAAAGTTCGTAGAAGAAAGAACAGCAGCAGGACTTTTTAATTGTGCTTTCCGCTCCACAAAAGAAATCAACACAAAGGGCGGCTATCTATTCGCTTGGATGATGGATGCTCTTATGCTCGGTATTGGTGTTGGCTTCGATACTCTCGGTGCTGGTACTCTAACCATCACAGAGCCAAAATACACCAACGATGTTCTCGTCATTGACGACAGCCGCGAAGGCTGGGTAAATTCCGTTCATATCCTTCTAAACGGCTTTTTGCTCGGTGGTAGAGTTCCGCAGTTTGATTATAGTGCTATTCGCGGCCCCGGAGAGCCTATTCATGGCTTTGGAGGCACTTCCAGCGGTCACGGCCCCCTAAAGGAACTACATGAGTCTCTAACCGAGTTGTATTCTGCTAAAATTGGCGACCTTATCGACTCTGTAACCATCGTTGATACAGAAAACCTCATTGGTCGCTGTGTAGTCGCTGGTAATGTCCGTCGTTCGGCTGCTTTGGCTATTGGTGCTCACGATGATACTCATTATCTAGAGATGAAGAACGACCAAGAAAAGCTTTATCACCATCGCTGGGGTTCTAACAACTCTTTCCATGCGGTTGTTGGCATGGACTACACTTGGCATGCCCAGCAGTCCCAGAAGAACGGAGAACCCGGATATATCTGGCTTGATAATGCCCGTACTCACGGACGATTCAAGGATGGACTCCGCTATGATGACCTAAATGTTGCTGGCTTCAACCCTTGTGTCGAGCAGCAGTTGGAAGATGCCGAATTGTGCTGCTTGGTAGAGACTTTCCCAGCAAAGCACGACTCTTTTGAGGACTATATGAAGACTCTCAAGATCGCCTATTTGTACGGAAAGACTATCACTCTCTCCAATACTCACTGGCCTGAGACTAATGCTAAAATGCTAAAGAACCGCCGTATTGGGCTTTCCCAGTCCGGTGTCGTACAGGCATTCAACAAGTTCGGTCGTCGTGCTATGCTCGAATGGTCTGATAAGGCATATGAGGCGGTAAAGGTACTTGATGAAGAGTTCTCCAACTGGCTATGTATTCCAAAGTCGGTTCGCATGACCTCTATCAAGCCTTCTGGTACAGTTTCTTTGCTAAATGGCTCTACACCCGGTATTCACTATCCAGAAGACGAATACTACATCCGTCGTATCCGTTTCGGCAAGGATTCTGAACTTCTACCAACACTCGAAGAGGCTGGATACCACATCGAAGAAGATGCTTATTCTCCCAATACTATGTGTGTTTCTTTCCCAGTTCACGAAGAACACTTTACAAAGGGCAAGAAAGATGCTACAATGTGGGAGCAGTTGGAAATCGCAGCACAATACCAGCATTATTGGGCTGATAACTCGGTTTCCGTAACTGTTACTTTCCAAGGCCACGAGGAAGACCAAATTAAGACCGCTTTGGAAATGTATGAAAGCCGCCTAAAAGCCGTTAGTTTCTTGCGATACAGCGAAACTGGCTATACACAAGCACCATACGAAGCAATTACAAAAGAGCAATATGAAGAGATGGCTGCGAAGATTACACCAGTCCAGCGATTTGATACAAACGAAGGTGGTGGTGGAACCAAGTTCTGTGACGGCGAATACTGCGAAATCTAGGAGGAATAATGAGTTTTAGACCAGTACAGCGACACATTCAGATTACTAAAGAGAATCAGAGCCAAGAAGAGTCTCTGGTTCTCCTACCAGATGACTATAAGAAGAAAGAAGATCCTTATCAGGTAGTAACTGTACTATCAGCAGCCGACGATGTTCGTTTCCAAATCAACCCCGGAGATAGAATTGTTGTCGATGCTAAAATGATACAGGAAATAAAAACTAATAATTATGAGTGCATTAGTATCATTTGTGATAATTATGTAGTGGGAGTCATAACCCAATAGAAGGAAATAAGAGATGGATAAAGATTTTTACAACAGATCGTCAGCAACCCAACTGGGCTGGGATCCAAGTTGGTTCGGTGAAAAATATTTTGATGATAAGTTGGTACGAGCCATCAAGAAATGGCAGAAAGAACACGGCATTTCCGCCGATGGCCTTTGCGGCCCTACCACTTTCCGTCGTATTTGGACGGAGAGACAGGAGAACATTGACGACTATAAGCCAGTAGATAGAGCATATTCGAACTATCTCGTATATGGCGGTGACTTTGTGCCTATCGAATGGGATAAGGTTGTTCTATGGTCTGAAAAGGGCGGTTTGGCCGCTAAACCCGGCAACTATTATGACTATTCTGGAAGAGCAAAGCGATCTATCAGACTTTTTGTAAATCACTGGGATGTCTGCCTTGATAGTACCCGTTGTAATGATGTTCTAAATAAGCGGGGTATTTCCGTACATTTCCTTATCGATAATGACGGAACTATCTTTCAGACCCTCGATATGCAGCATGGTGCTTGGCATGGTTCTTCCAGCCGAGTAAATCGTGCTTCTGTCGGTGTCGAGATCTCTAATGCTTACTATACCAAACATCAGTCTTGGTATAAGAGAAATGGCTTTGGAGAGCGACCAATTATCGAGAATGCTGAAGTACAGGGACAAAAACTTGATCCATTCTTGGGTTTCTACCCAGTACAGATCCAAGCCGCTCAGGCACTCTGGAAAGCCATCGAG